GTCAGCAGGTCGGGGGAGACGGCCAGGCGCGGCGGCATGGAGGCGCCAACCAAGATCGCCTCATAGCGCACCACCTCGGCCTGGTTCAGCTCCAGCTGTCCGGTGGTACTGCGGGCCTTGCGTAGTTCTAAGCTCGCATCCTTTCTGGCCATATAGCCCCCGGTTACGGTTCGGTGATGGTGGCGTTATTGATGCGGATCAGCGCACCGGCAAAAAACTCGCTCGCTGGTATCTCCAGATCGGCGCCACTACCTGGCACCCCCACATCGAGATCCGCCACAAAAGCGCCATCCCTGTCAGCAATGCGCCCCCAGGTGGGGGCGCCGCTGGCGGTGGCCATCTGCTCGGCCAGGGGTTTCAGGGTCAGCACCCCGCCGCTGACCGTCTTGGCGCAGGGGTGGCTGAACTTGAGCACCACCAGAGCCAGCTGGTTGGTAATGGCCGCCCCCGGCGCCGGTCTGGTGCCGGTGTAGACGGTCAGGGTAGCATTGGGGCCGCTGCCGGTGTCGATGGCCGTTGCCAGCAGCTGGGCGCGGTTGGTGCGCAGCGTGTCCACATAGGTGAGCATGGCTATTTCCTCTTGAGCGGTGCCAGCATGGGGAACGGCGCAGGGGCCACACCCCCGCCAGGCGGGTAGGGTTTCGGTGCCTGGTAGTCGGCGGCCACGGCGTTATAGTCGGCGGGGCCAAAGGCGGGATCGTCCTGGGCGACCAGCATATAACGCTTGTTCAGCCACAGCAGATCGAACCGATAGACCCCATCCGATGCGCGGCTGTAGGTCTCGCCAACCAGCTCGCCATCCTGGGTAAAGCAGAGCACCCGGCGCCGCACCCCCACCCCGCTGATGGTCACCGTGCTTTCAATAAACCCCTGCTCCACGTTGCGCACCCCATCGCGGATCCAGAAGTAATCCCGACCCTTGCAGAGCGGGTACTGGGTCTGTTGCTGGAGGTTGACCGGCCCAGGGTAGAGCGGCGGGGTGCCGCGCCAGGCCACATCTTGCGGCTGGAACTGGCTGCGCGGCTCTTGGTTGCATGGGATACATGTTTGGGGCGTGCTTTTAAACTCATAGGAATGAGTAAATAGATTTGCTCTAGCAATACGCTCCGCTGGCGTTAGCTCCCTGTTATAGAACGCAAAATGAGCCAGCCAGGCCAGGGTGGGGAAAGTGCCTGCACTGGAAAAAATATGAATGGGTAAATTGCCTTGTTTTTGTGTGCCAGTGCCCCCCGCCGCTGGGAAATCTAAAAAAAGTCGACCATTGACGTAGATCTTGTTCACCCCCGACACACTGGTGAAGATCATGTGCGACAGTTCTGCCGGGGGGGAAAATCTTGACATAGAAGCATTGACATACGATCCATGTATCCACTGGAAAGATCCCACCGGCATACCGTGCCTTGATCCAAGCGTTTGGAGCCATAGGCTTGAGCCGTCCGATCCACGTTCCATGACCACCTTGTTGTCATTTTCCGTATGGATGACAATGAACTCCAGTGTGAAGGTCGCCCCCTTGTACTCGTCCCGATCTGGTATGACGATAAGTGGGGCGCTAACCCCCTGAGTCATCATAATCTCCATCCCGAAGAAACTATTCACTGCCTGCCGGAAAGTGCCGCTCTGGCTGCCGTGGTGGGCGTAGGCAGAGCTATCTCTCCCCAGATTGGCGAGGTTATCAAGTGGGTAGTACCCCACCGGATTGCTCGCCAGAATCAGATCCCGCAATGCCTGATCAGTGGCCATGACTACCTCCATGGTCCGGTGATATCGAACCCAATCAGTGAGCGCGGGTCGGCGTTGAATACGTTCACCGCATATAATGCACGGATAAAACGTACCTTCTTACCTGGCAGAGCGGGTAAATCACCAAAGTTTTTACGATGCCAAGTAGCGACATCACCGTATGGCACAATAAGACCAGGGATGTACCCGCGCAGATGGTTGCCGGTCTCTATCACCATGCAAGGGTCAGTTGAAAAGTAGAACGCATTATCAGTGGCATTAGGCACTGATAGCCCATTACCAAATCGTCCGAACAGTCCTTTAAACCACCAACCAACAAACCCAAACAATTGATGATAAGGCCGGGCTATGACTCTGAATGCGGGTTGGTCAAATGCTAAAAAAGCATTCCCCCAGCTGTTTGAATTACTCACATCTCGGTTTGACCATGAAACACTATTATCAGCTGCATTATTGGTCAGGTAATGGCACAGCACGGCATGATATCTATCGCCTGGTCTTACACTCCTGATATAACCGGCGCAATAAACCTGCTGATAGCCATTGTTACCAATGGCAGGGATCAGATAAAACATTTGTGGATCACCAACAATGTCCCACGTCTTAGGGCTATAACGCTGAGTAGCTGGCAGGCGAGCATCATAAATAGTGGTGTAGGTGTTGATATCAACAACATCCTCTACCATCGTTACTTTGGCCAAATGCGCAGCAGAGCCATAGGCGTTAGTGCCAGTCCAGCCAGTGAATGCGCTGTTATCAATCCGCCAAGATACATTCCCCGACTCGCTGACGTTGGTGGGGCGTACAATAAACACCTTACCGTCACCACTCTCATGGGTGATCGTCCAGCCCAGCGGCGCCACCTTCATGGTCATGGCTGCGCCGGAACCAGCCGCACCGGGGTTGCCGCCGTCAATCTCAAACCACACCTGAGTGGTGCTGACCTGCATCACCCGATGCTCGCCGTTGTAGGCGGCAGGGGATACCCCATCGACCTGGATAACTGAATCTTGCAGATAGGCATGGCCGCCGCTAAAGGTGGCCACCGCCCACCCCTTGGCGGCATCAAACGACAGGGCGTTAATCGTCAGGGTGCCAAAGCCGGTGACCAGTACCGCCTTGAGCAGCGCAGCCAGGGCGCCATCTGCGGTATCGCCCAGGCTCGGGGCTCCTTGCATATCGCTTGAAAACCACTTTACCGGATAAACAGCCATCTGATTTTCTCCATCAGTGGGGCGCAGCTCTACAAAAGAGTGCCCCACAGAAAAATAAAGGGCGGGGCACGGTGCCCCACCCGGTTAACGGTTGACGTTGCCGCGCAGTTGCAGCTCAAAGCGGTCGCTCTCGCTGGCCGCCACCGATTGCAGCACGGTACGGATGGCCCAGATCGGGAAGTTGGCCGCCTTGGTGTTGAACCGCAGCACGTTGCCGTTCGCCCACCCCGCTCCCCAACCTCGCTTGTCCAGCCGAAAATAGGGCTGGCCGTTGTTGGGGTTGACGGGGGCAAAGTCGGTATTCACATCCCCCAGCGCAATCTGGCCCACATGCTCCCCGACCAGCACAAAACTGGTGCTCGACTGGAAGATGATGGCCCAGCGCTCCTCCAGGGTGGCGCGGTTGGTGACCACGATGGGAAAGTCGGTGTCGTTGTACTGCGCCGTGCTCTGGTCACCGTCTACAAAGTCCTGCCATTTGTTCGTCCAGGTGCGCTGGTCAAACAGGTTGGTGTAACGCGCCCACAAGTCGCCCATGATCAGTGCTGACGACACCAGGGTGTCAGCAGCGTCATAGGCGTGAGACAGGGGGCGGGCCAGCACCAGGCGGCCAGAGATCTCCACATCGGTGACCAGGCTCATATCCTCGATCCGGTGAACCACTGCCAAGGGCTCTACGTAGCCGGTCAGGTTTAATGGACTGCCTAGCGTGACCACCCCGCTATCCAGATTGACGCTGTAGAGCGCAGGATCGAGCCGCTTGCCGTTCTTATCCTCCACATGGCAGTACGCCAGCCGCTGGCGACCGGCGTTGAACTGCTGGCCAGCCGTCACCCCCATCGGGTAGGCACCGCGCTTGGTGCTATGCACCACCACGATGTTGCCCTTGCGGATAAACGGCACCCGGCCATCAGACGGCAGCCGCACCGGATCCAGCCCGATAATGTCGGCATCGAGCGGCAGATAGCTGAACACCACGCAGTTGAAACGAATGGAGTCAGCTACCACGCTGTTCGGGCGCCAGATCTTCTTGGTGATAGCCCCATTGCTACCTACCTCATCGATCACCATGTCCGGGTCATACCAGGGCTCATTTTCATGGCCAGCAGCCAGGATCAAGCGGCCAAAGCGCACGGTAACGATGCCGGTCTGATAGTTCACCTTGCCATCCATGTCTGTGGTGGTGAAAAAGCCGTCCCCGTCTGCCGTGGCCTCGATACGGCGCCCGCTGGCGGTGTTGGCGCTGATGTAGAGGCTGCCCGGTGCCAAGGGTGCGCCTGGGGTGCGGAACGTCACCGCATCCACTGACTGGGCACTGAATGAGGTGGCCAGACTCTGGAGCGATGGCTGGGCCGGTTGCCCGGCTGCCCAGTCGGCCAGCACCGCCAACCCGTTGGAGTAGTCGATGGTGCCCGCCTGGATGCCTGCCCCGGTTGAGGGATCCGGGTCGCGGTAGAGCAGCCCTTGCCGGTCAACGTAGGTAGAGCCGCCCAAGGTGAAGCGCATCGACCCCTCCAGAATCGCCTCGGCAAAGCCTGGGGTAACGTCTATGCGCAGCGCCTGAGCGGTCAGGGTGGCATTCTGGGCCAAGGCCGAGTTGTTATTGCGGTAGGTCACATCCACCCACCCCTGTTCCCCATCAGGGAAGGTGTAAGCGGTGTTGTGGTACTCGATACCGGTCATCGTCCAGCGCTGCACTGCGATCTGGTTGTTGCCTTCCCAGCGAGTGCCCACGGTCACCCAGGCGTATTTCGGCTTGGGCAGAGGGCTGGAGCCATCCGGCATAAAGTGCAGGGTGCCCGCCGCATAGTCGATGGCACCCAGCACCACACCGCTGGCATCGATCAGCTTGCCCAGCCCGTCATCGCGCAAGGTGATGATGGGATCGCGGGTCTGGATCACCAGCTCCTGATCGTCCACATCGAACTTGTGATAGAGGGCGTTGAACTTGACCCGCACAGATCCCGGTGTGAGGTTGTGGGCGCCGCCGCCGTCCTTGCCGTCCAGGGTGATGGAGAGGTGCCCCACCTGGCCGGGGGTATTGAGGCGCCCCGGTTCGATATGGCGCTCGGTCACCGGCTCACCGTACTGGTACTGGGCGGCGTACTCCTGACCCAAGGCGGGCAAGGTAACGTGCTCCAGGTCGATGATCCCCTCGGCATAGTTGATGATGCCGGTGATATCGCCGCTGATCTTGCCATCCCCCGCCACATCGGTGGCCCGCTTGCCATCGCCCCAGGTGAGGATCACGCTCTTGGGGGTGATCCCCTTGTGGGGGAGCTGCCAGGCGCTTTTGCCGATGCTGATGGCCTGCCCGCTGCGGTTGGTGTAGTTCACCGGGGTGGCCCAGCTGAACATGATGGAGGTATCCACATCCGGCAGGGCGCCCAGGGTCAGCATCACCGACCCGGTGGCCAGGTTGATGGTGCCAGAGCCATAAGAGCGGTCGATGCCCAGTAGCTCACCGCGCCCGTTGTCTTTCAGGTCATACCATTTGCCTTGCGCCATAAAGCTGACGGTAGTGGTGCCAGGCGCAGGGGTCGGATGCAGGGTGATGGTGTAGGCATAGCCCCGGTTGTTCGCCTTGACCTCGATCCGCGCCGTGTCAGCAATACGGGCAGGGCGGGCCGCTGGCCAGAAAGAGACGGTCTTGCTCTGGGTGCCGTAGTTCGGGCACTGGGCATTGAACTCCAGCTGGCCACGACCATAGTCGATGGAGCCGACCACCGACCCGGCAACAACCAGCTCGCCCCCCTTGTCGGTGATGGTGGCCGCGCCGATGGTGATGGTCACCGTGCCAGGCTTGGCACCGCTGCCCAGGAACAGGCCACGGCTCGGGGCGATCACCGCTGCGGTGTTGATGCTCACCAGCCCCCGGCCAGAATCCACCAGGCTGGCCAGCTCACCGGCAGCGGTCAGATCCACCGCGGGGGTCTCGCTGCGGGCAGCAGGCACCAGCTGGGTGAAAATGGTCTTGGCCCGTACCTGCATCGAGCCAAAGGCGGCATCTTCCACCATCTTGGTGCTGGCAAAGTAGTTGGCCGCATCCGCCACCACGGTTTCGCGCAGGGCGGTCTTGGGGTTGGTCACCACATCATAGGGGGTCGGCTGCTCCCCCTCGAAGGTGAAGCGCAGCGGATCCGCCAGGGTGCAGGTGACCACGTTGCGGGTGAACTCAGGTACATTAGGGATCTGGAACTTGGTCAGCTTCTGGGTTACATCCAGCACCCGCACATACTGCTCGAACTCCCCGGCCTTGTTCTCGTTGCCGACCATCACCAGGGTTTCGCCCACCTCCGGCAATCTCGCCTCAACCCGCTGGAAGAAGCGGATCGCCCGCTGCCCTTCCAGTTGGGTATCGTAGAGAAAACCCTGCCACTTGGGGCCACGCGCCAGATAGCGCTCCACCACATCGCGGGCGTTGTTGCGGGTGTCGTGGTGGTCTTTGGTGGTCATCAGGGCCAGGCCCACGTTCGGGTCATAGGGCGGCAGCAGCACGGCGGCATTCGCACCATAGTAGGTGTCGGTGTCGTCCGTCTGCACCGCCAGAAATACCTTGCGCAGGTTCACCACCCCATAGGCCCGATCCAGATCGCTGATATCGGGAAACATTGAGTTATGTTCGCCGCTGACGATCTCCTTGCCGGTGATGCGCCCGCCACCGTCCTCGGTGTCCGTCATCCGCTGGCTGGCCATCAGCTTGATATCGCCAGATAGAATGCTCATGGGGTTACCTCAGTCAGATTCAGGGTCAAGGCATAGGGGTCGCCCCCTTCCGGGTCGGCCATCTCGATCAGTGGCGTGGCCACCACGCCAGGGCGGCGCCACATGACGGTGCGGGCTACGCCATCAAGCAGGGTCAACGTCATCAGCTGAGCCACCTGAGCCTCCAGCACCTTGAGCTCCTGCACCTTGGCACGGGAGCAATGCCCGATCAGGGTCAGCGGCCGCCCCTCGGGCTTGGCGGTCTCCTCCACCAACAGGGCGCCACTCAGGGTCGGGGTCACCACCTGCTCGACCGGCGCCCACTCGAACTCGTCGCGCCAGACCAGATCATCTGGTAGCAGCACGCTGTTTAAGGTCACGTTCATTGCCGCAGTCCTTGCTGTTTAAGAATGTTGATAAAGGCGTTGGCATTGGCCTCATCGGCCTGCAGTTCGGCCGAACCTCCTGCCCCTTTGAGCTCGATGGTGATCCGCTCAGGAAAGGGCCTGCGCGTCCCAGGGTAGTTGGGGCCTGGTGCTTGCGGCTCTACAGTTGTGACTGGTGGCTGGGTGGCGGCCTGGTTGGTTTTGGCACTCTCTTTGGCCAACGCTTTGTCGAGCTCTTCCTTGAGGCGAGCCCGCATGGCCTCCATCTCCTTTTGGAACTTCTCGCCGTAATACTTGCTCCACTCGCTGTAGGCCGGAATGTCCTTGACCTTCTGGCTGTAGCGGGCCAGCTCATCCTCAACACCAGCCAAGGTATTGGCCAGCCCCTCGGCATTGCCGCGCAGGCCATTGAGATCCACGGTTTTGTAGTAGAAAGACCCGGCCCCTACAGTGCGAGTCACATCGCCACGGCCAGAGCTGGAAAGCGCCGAAGAGCTGCCACCGGCACTGGCGACAGCGGCGCCAGTGGCATCAGCCTGAGCTTTCACATCAGCCAACCCTGCCTTCATGGTGGCCGTTGCACTCGATGCGTCTTTGGCCGCTTTGGTAAAGCCATCACCAATGGCGGCAACTGATTTCTTGGTTTCACCGCTGCTGCCACTTAGTTTGTTTAACGCGCCAGCCATGGCACCAAGGGAGCGGGTGAGGCTGTCCCCAGTGAGTTTGCCTTGCGCCTGCATCTCTTCCATTTTGCGGGTTACTGCATCAATCTCGGCATCAATCTCGGCACGGTTTTTGGCCTGATTGAAACCTACCTCCAAAGCATCCGCACAGGCTTGTGAGCTAGCACCGGTGTACTGCACAAGCACATCCAGCGCATCAACGGTCTTTTGAAAACCCGCTCCGATACGGCCATTGGCCTGCTCCAAATCGAGGCCCAGCGTCTTCATCGCCTCAGCCAACTTGGCTGGACCATCTTGAGCTGTCTTCTGAGCGGCAACATTAAGCTCATCCATATAGTCACGGGTCTGCTTGGCCTGCTCACCCATATCCTTGATAGCCGCTGCGCCGAGCTGGTAGCTCCCGGTTGCTTCGTCGTAATGCACCTTGCCATCTGCGATCGCCTTATCCATGTCTTCCACACTGGTAATGGCAATCCCCAGTTTGGGTCTGCGCCCGCAGGGCCTGAGACTCTCTAAGTGCCAGTTCGGCCTGCATCCACTCCTTGAGGGCGGTGGCCAGACGGATGATCTGGAATATCGATTCAACCGTGACGGCGGCCAGCAGCCCCTTGACGGCTGCGCCCAGTGCCCTGACCCCTATCGCAGCACCGGCTGCTGCTGTGCCCGCTGTCGTCATACCGCCTGCTGCTGTCGCTGTCGCCACAGGCATGGCAATAAACTGGGCGTAGAGGCTGCGCAGATCACCAATCCAGCCCGCGATTTTCAGGCCGACCCAAGCCTGGGCCAGTACGGTCAGCGCGGTGCGCCACTCATAGAGGGTCTGGATCAGTGACTTGAGGGTTTCCCCTATGGCAATAAAGCCATCGGAGAGGCGCTGCGCCCACTCCTGCAGGCGGCCATCATTGGCCATCCGAGCGAATTCGGCGTTTAAGTTGGCCAGCTGATTTTTGAGCCAGGCCAGCGCCCCGCTCTCGGCCACCATTCGGTAGAACGTTTCCAGGTTGTCCTGGGCATTGGAAATCAGCCCGGAGAGCAGGCTCATGTTGTCGGCAGCCGCACCGCGCGATTGGGTGGCAATCTCGTTCATCAGGGCAGAGATGGTCTCACGGCCCAGCTTGCCCGCCTCAGAGAGCTTCTGCAGCTCGGCAGTATTGCGGCCGGTGACCTTCTCCAACATGTCCCAAACAGGAACGCCCCGCTCCATCAGCTGCAGGATCTCCTCACCCTGCAGCTTCTGCTTGGCCCAGGCTTGGCCAAGGGCCAGGGAGATGCCCTGCACCTCTTCAAAACCGCCGCCCAGCTTGAACGCTTGATCGACAATGCCCTGCATCGAACCATTCATTGGGTCGATACCGAACGCCTTGAGCCGCACGAAGACCTGAGTGACCTGATCGAGCTGCAGGGGGGTGTTCTTGGCAAAGTCCTTGATCCAGGCTGACGCCTCTTTGCCACCGGCAATCGACCCCATCACCGCCTTAAGCTGCACATCGAGGCGCTCGGCCTGATCGCCGCTCTTGAACATGGCCATCAGTTGGCTGGTAAGGGTCTGGATACCAAACCAGGTACCAGCCAACGCCACCAGACGCCCGGTCAGACTGCCGATGGCCCCCTGCAAGCCACCGGCCTGCTGACTACCCTGGCTAAACTCGCGCCCCAGTTGCTCGGTCTGGGCGACACTCTTGGTCAGCTCACGCTGCAGACGCTGCTGTTCCTGGGCAAGGTTCTTGGTATCGAGCCCGGACTGCTTGAGCCCTGCGTGGAGGCGGGTATGACTGGCTGACTGAGCGACCAGCTGGCGCTCCAGTTGCTTGACCTCGGAAGCCAGCAACCGCTCTTGTTCGGCCAGCGCCTTGGCGTCACCGCTGCCTGCTTGCTGCTCACGGCGCAACTGCTCCAGCTTGTCACGGCTGAGCACTGTCGCCAGTTCGAGCTGGGTCAGGGCGGCTTTGGAGTCATTGAACTGCTGGATCAGCGCCTGCTGGCTGCTTAGCGATTCGAGGGTTTCAGCCAGCCGTGTCGTCTCAGCGGCCGTCTCGTCCGAGATAGGGCCCAGCTCCTGCACCTCACCCGCCAACGCGGCCAGGTCTTCCCGGCCGGTGACTTTAGCCGCCAGCTCCAGGGCAAGTTTGAGGGTGGTGTTGGTGCTCATCAGATTTCCTGCGCTCATAAGGCTACTGGGCCGATTGCCATATGGTGCAGGATGGGCAGGGAGGGGCGGGTTTATGGCGGATTAGTCATAAGCAAAGGCCCCGAGAGATCGGGGCCTTTGCGTCGGTTGAACAACAAGCAGGGGTTAAACGGTGACCGGTCGATCCACATAGAAGGGGGCGGTCTCGCCATCCACGGCCAGCAACTCCCCCTCCAGCTCGATCTCGATGGGCTTATCGCTCATAAAGTCCACCGCCTTCTTGGGGGACAAGCTGGCACGGGGCACCGTCAGTTTGATGGCCTCGCCGCTGACGATACTGCGGCCATCGAGCAGCGCGCCTTGATCTCCGGCTGGATGTTGCCCGCGATGCGGGTACCGGTCACTGCGTTATAGGTACCGCTGACCGTCAGGCTACCGCCATCCGCTACCGAGCCCCCCTTAATCGCCCGTACCAGCCCGAGCGCATAGTTGACCTCGATATCGGTACCCACCACCAGCGCGGTGACCCCTTCCTTGATGGCCAGGCCAGTCGAGGCAATATTGCTCTTGCCCAGCTGGGCCCACTTCGGCCAAGCGGGCAGCACGACCTGCAGATCAGTCATCGTCCCGGCCCCCTGATTGATGGGGCTCTCCAGACCCATAAAGGCGGCAGCCAGTAGCACGGGCGGGATCTCGGTGGTCTTGATGGTGACCATGGCAGGCTTGGGAATGTGGTAGTTCTCCCGCGCCTGACCGTATTGCCCCTTGCGCTTACTGGGAATGGAGATCTTCTGGCTGTCGGGTTTCACTTCCAGGCTATCCACATCGATGGGGCCAATCACCCCGGCCGAGACCCCGTTGGTAAAGGTCTCGATAAAGAGA